GTGCGGATCACCCGGTAAGGGCGGCGTCCGACAGCCATTCCTCGACGATGTCGTGGATCATCACCCGGTCCTCATCCGACACGCCAAGGAATGGCCGGGCCGGAATGTTGCCCCAGGGGATCGACCCACCCCTGGACGTGGTGCCGAACTGCCCCCTGGCGGCGCCGAACTGCATCACCGCTGCCTGAATCGCATTTGAGCTGACCTCGGCATGGTCGGATCCATAGCTGTGGAATATCTGGCTTTGCATCATGCCCGATTGTTTCAGCGGCCCGCGCGACACCTTCGGGGGTTTCGCATTGGCATAAGCCGCCAGCGTGGTCGGCGACAGGGCCGCGAATGCCGCGCCCTCGGGCGTCACACCCTGATCGATCCGCGCCTTGCTGGAGATTACCAGCGCCTGACCGATATCGTTCATTGCCGGGCGCATGTCGCTGACCGCTGCCATAAGGCGGGTCAGCGCGGCAGAAATCGCCTCGTCCTGAACGGTGATCGTGATCATTGCTGTCGCTCCAGAAACCGCGAGAAATCCTGTCCCTGGATGATCCGCCGCCCGCGGATCAGCGCGGCATTGAGATCGCCACGGATCGGGCCGGGCAGGGCGGGCAACTTGCGCGATACGGCCTCGGCTGTCTGCGCAAGGCCGGCGCCCGGCGCATAGGCCCAGCCCTTGCCCACACCGGACGGCGCGCCGGTGGCAGGGTTCAGCGCATCCCAGCCGTCGGGCAGGGTCTTGGCCGGATCGCCGCCCACCCGGCGGATCCCCGCCTCGGTGCGGGCGCCATAAACCTCGCAGCCACATCCCCAGCCGTTCGGCGGATAATGCGTCGTCCAGAACGGATGATCCGGCGGCAGCGCGATTCCATCCCAGGACAGATGGTCAAGTCGCGGGTGGGCGGCGCCGCTGTGGCGGTACACCCAGAACCGATAGCCGCCATCGACCAGCTGGGCGTGGCGGCCGGCCATGTAGGACGTGCGCATGTTGGTGCGATAGATCGTGCGCATGCGCCACTCTTCGCCGCGCACGCTGCCCTCGCCGGTCCAGCCGTGCCAGCCGTTCTTTTCCACAAGCGCCCGGAAGTCTTTCTTGAACGCGTCAAACCCGGTGCCCTCGACAATGGCGCGGTCCACCGCCGCCGCCAGATCGGCCAGCAGATCGGCCTTCGTCGCCCCGGCCACCATGAAGGCGCGGTCATGCTCGGCCTGCCAAAGATCGTCCCAGCGCGACGTTGGTACCAGGTTCTGCAGCCGCGCAACCCACGCCGCCACCTGTTCGGCAAAAGGTTTGCGGAACGTGGTGGCCAGATCAGCCACGGGTGTCTTCCGCGACAACCGCCCGTCCGCCGGCATGGCCTGCGATCATCGCGATCGCGATCACCTCGGCCAGCCCTTCGGCGTCCAGTTCTGGATAGCCGGTCAGCAGCATCTCGCGCAGCTCCTCCAGCGATCCCGCCGCTTCGATCATCGCCTCGACCTGTGACAGCATCGCCGCCATCGCCGGACGCGCCTCGATGGCCAGTTGATCGGCCAGATCGTCCACCGGATCACCCCCCGGAAAAATCGCCGCTGACGGGCGTTCCGACTGCGGGGCGGCGGTGATACCCAAATCGCCCTCGACCCGTTTAAATTTGTCAGGTTCCCGTTTAATAATCGGATTGGGGTCCAAAGGTCCGCCGGGCAATGCGGCGGCGGGCGGGCTCGCGGGCAGAACCGCCAGCACATCGTCACCGGCCTTTGGGTCGGACCAGCCAAACTTGTCGCGCACCTCACTCATCGAGACGCGCAACCCGAGGGGCACCAGGACGCCAAGCGCGTTCGCTGCCGTGGTGATGTCCTCGCTCTCTGGCCGTTCGATACGGATCCTGGGCAGGCCCTTGATGAACCCGAATTCCAGCTGCATCCACGGACGGATCAGGTCGCGATTGATGATCGCCGAAAGTGCCTTGGCATCGGACCGCTCGATGTCTTCCTGCACCTGGCGATGTTCCGCCCCCGACCCCAAACCCGACGTGACCGAGTCGGTCGTTCCGGTCTGCCCCAGAACCGCCTTGCTGATCTGTTGATCCAGCCAGTCGGCGCGCTTCAGGTAAAGATCGCTCGAGGCGCCGACGTTCTTGGTCTCGACGAATTCCATGACCATCCCCTCGGGAATGATCGCGGCACAATCTCCGGCGATGTTGGTGACCGCCCGGAACAGCGTTTCCTTTTCCTGTTCCGACGCACCTTTGCCGTACTTGCCCACGCGCACCGGCTGCCCAAACGTCTGCGTAAAGATTGCCCAGTCGCGCAAGGTGTATTGCTTGAACATCCAGCCCCAAGCCGCCACCCGCGCCAGACCGCCGCGCAGCGGCAGACCCGACTTGGCCTGGATCGTCGCAAAAATATAGCGGAACGGATCGAGCGGCTGTTCGGTGCCATCGTCGGCGATCTTCAACGGCGTCGCCAGATCGCGCCGGTCGAACCGGAACCACCGGGGATCCTCACGCTTCAGCGCCTTCGGCCACCACTGGCCTTCGGACGTGTCCCAGTCGATTCGGGTGAAACTGTACCCCTTGCCAAGACAGTCGAGGATGTCGAACATCTCTTGCTGCAGCTCGTCGCGCTTGAGCCACTCGCGCACGAGATCGGCGCGCGCCACATCCTCGGGCGCATCGCTGGCCGCGTCCACACTGATCTCGACCTGAGCCACCGATCGGCGCCGGGTGCCCAGCACGCCGATATAGTGCGGGTCGCGCTCCTCGATCGTCTCGGCCAGCTCGAGATACTGCACCGGATTGCCATGATCGGCATGGCGCAGGATCTGGGCCAGCTTGATCGGGGTCAGCCCGTCGCCGGGATATCCCGAAACCGGCGAGCGGAAACCGGTCATCGACGGCGGGCCTGTGTCCGCAATCAATTGCGCGCGCTGCACCGGGTTACCCCAGCGGTCAAGCAGTTGCGGGGTGCGAGCCATCAATGTCTCCTTCGGGCACGGTTGAAACGATAGAGAGCCTCGAAGGGTGTGCGCCCCACCGTAGCGGACATCCGATGGATGCGGCCCCACAGGAAAACAGGCACCTGGATGACACCACAACCATAGAACTTTAGCCCCCCCTCCACCGCGATCCAGCGGTCACGACGTTTTAGACCCTGGTCCGCCGCGATCCGGCGGTCGCGAAGTTGGATGACCAGAACCTTCATCAGCACACTTCCCAATAACCATCGCGCAACCAGCCGTGCCAATGATCGACCCAGTGCACAGACGGATCAAGCGTCGGCGCGCTGGTCGATCCGTTCCAGTTCCAGCTGGGCCGCGCGCCGCCCGGTTTGTGCATCTGACCCACCAACAGGGTCATCACCACGCCGCAACCGCAAGGGCAGAACGCCCGAAACTCGAACAGGCCCGATGCGCGACGGGGCACCAGCATGAAGCTGCCGGCATAACGGCAGGCCTCGAACTGGTCGCGGTCGGTGAAGTGCAGCGCGTGCAGGCCAGCCATCACAGACGCCCCCGCAGCCCTGAACCAAGCGGGCTGCTCCACCACCCACGACCTTCGACCTCGAAAGGGCTCTCGTTCATGCGCCCGCTGATGCTGGCCGGGCGGGCAGGGCGGTACCCGTATTCCATGTAATCCTGACGGCTGGCAAAATACCCCAACGCCGCGGCAACCGCGCTGTCGCCGTGGCGGTCAAACCCGTCCGATCCCTTGAACCGGAAATCCTTGGGCACGCGGATCACACCGTCGACATATTGCAGCGACTGGTGATCCTGAACCACATCGTCATGGCGCGGCAACAGGATTGTCTTGTCCGAAAACGCCTCGATATAGGGCGGCATTTCCAGCCGGTACCACTCGATGGTGAATGCCACTTCGATGATCGTGCTGCCATACCGCTGCGCCGCCTTTTCGGCGAGATAGGCGCCGTTGCCTGTGCGGTCCATCGCGCCGCGGGCAAAGCGCGGTATCCGGTCGCAGACGTAAAACAGCACATCGCGTTGCTGATCGAACGGGATGTTGCGCAGCTCGATTATCAGCTTGGTGCGGCGCACGAGGTCGCCCCCGAGTTCCAGAATGACGATGTCGGTGGCATCGCCCGAGCGGGCGAAATCCTCGCCCATGAAGTGCAGGCGGTTGGGGTTCAGCTCCTTCAGTACAGGCGCAAGATGTTCATCGCACCACGCCTTGGCCTCGGCGATCCGCACCTCGTCGGGGGCGTTCTTGAACGCATCGGCCATGGTCCATCGATGGAACGGGATACCTTCCTGCATGCAGGCCTCGATCTGCACACGCGTCAGCGCGGCACCCTCGGCCTCGGACGGGATGGCGTCCAGCTCCTGGCGCATCTTCGCCGTGCGCGCGCCATACGAACCCCGGATGCGCGCCTCCCAGGCATCGGCGTCGGCCTGGCTCCACACCCAGCCCTTCACCAGACAGACGCGGCGATAAAGCCCGTTTTCAACGGCGCTTGAAAACGGAATGAAGTGCAGCGAGAACGGTGCCTTCCCGGCCTTGGTTTCGCGGATCAATTCATTGAACGCGTTCAGCACGCCATTGTGGGTCGAGATGACCCGCACCTTGCCACCCCAGATCAGCAGGGCGTTCACGGCGTCGATCACCTCGCGCACGTCATTGTGGAACGCGGCCTCGTCAATCACCACGACACCCTGAAGCCCGCGGATGTTGGCCGGGTTCGACGACAATGCCTCGACCCTGAAGCCACTGGCAAAGGTGATGCGAAACGCCGAGATGTCGCGGGTCGTACCGTCGGCGCGTTCATCCTTGAAGATGAACTCTTCCACCTGGTGCAATTCGCCCGCGATAATCCGCGCGAAATGCGCCACATAGCCGATAAACTCGCGGCCCTTGTCCTTGGTATCACCGATGTAGAACACGTTGTCGCCACCCGCCGAGCGCTTGCTGGCCGCGATCAGGGTATCGTCCAGCGCTTCGGCAAAGGTGATGCCGGTACGGCGCCCTTTCTCGGCGATCTTCAGATCGCTCTTGTCGGCCAGCCAGTCGCGCTGGTGCTTCATCAGGATGCCTTCGGCCAGCGGATCAAGGTTGGCGGGGATTTCACCGCCGCGCGGCAGATCGACCGGGGTCAGGGCCGGATCGCGGGCGATCACGGGTGGGTTGACAACGTCCAGGCCGGGCCCGGTCATTTCGGGCGAACCCCCAACACTTCGGCGCGGAAGAACGCGGCTGTCTCCGCCGACATCCCACCCTCGGCCGTGGCGGTTTCCACGCGCTTTTCGATTTCGGCACGTTCGGCCAGGCGCGCCTCTTCGGTGATGCGCTTGCGCTCGTCGCCGACGATCTTTTCACGCAGACCGACCGAACTCATCAGATCCTTCAGCATCCGTCCCAGCGCCATCAGATCCTTTGGTTCAAGGTGTTTGTCATCTTCGCGCACAGCGCGCATCATGTGCACGGCCGAGGTGGCGATCATCTGCATCAGCACGCGGTGCATGTCGCTTTCCTGCTCGATATCCATATCGGCCAGCAGAGTTTCAGCCATGCCGAACGCCTCGCGCTGATCCTTCAGGGCTTTCGAGAATTCTCCCACGGCGCTCTTGCCGATCGACAGCTGCAGGCCCTCGCTCTCAAGCCAGAAGTTCAGTTCATCGGTGACCGCGAGAATGTCACCGAAACCACGTTCGGCCAATGTGCGCGACAAACGCTCGCGCAGCTCGCTGGGGATCATGTCGATCTTGCGGGGGGCTGGCATGTCAGACCTGCGGCGACGGGCGCTGCACACCCGGCACGATGGCAATGCCCTGGGCAACCTCGATTCCGCGCAAGGTGGCAGTTGCCATCAACAGGCCTGCGGTTTGCTGCGTCGTCACCAAACCCTGCTCGGCCAGCCAGGACAGCTCGCCCGCGATCTGATCGCGGGTATAGCTGATGCCCAGTTGCGGCAGCAACGCCGCCATCATCGACGCGTTGCTGGTATAGCGCGGCGCATCCTCCAGCAGCCGCAGAATGGCGATGCGGGCATGGCGGCGCAGGGTTTCGGCATATTCGCTCATCTGCTTGCTCCCAGTAGATGGTCTTCATGCCGGGTCAGGATCGCGTCGAGACGGCGCTGCATTTCGATCTGTCCCTGCAACATCACCCTGATTTCCCGCATCTCGCCACCGATGTGCGCAAGATTGAGTTGCAGCTTGTGCACATCATCCACGCCAGGCTTTGCGTGAATTGCCGCCTCAAGCGCTATCAGACGCCCCTCCTGACGATCGATCCGCCCTGCGAGCGCCTCGAAACGAGCCCGCAGATCCTTGTTGCGGGTCGCAGCCCAGGTATAGACACCCGCAAGGATCGGAAGGATCAGGCCCGCAGCCCGCAGATAAAGATCGATATCCATCAGGCTGGGTTCATCCAATCCGGCGGGTGGCACGCACGCGGCCGACGATTGCGGCGATGCCGCCGACGCTGCTGACCAGGCCGATGATGGCGGTGGTCAGATCGGCCTGGTCTGCAGGCGAGACCGACCAGTCGAACACCCCCGCAGCACCCGCCAACAACGCCACAGCGCCGCCAATGATGGTGCGCGATTTGAATGCCGATTTGGTTTCGTGGAACATGGGGGCTTCCTTCTACAGATTGAGGGGTTGGGTTGTCTGGATGTCGGTCCACGCCGTGCCCGAACTCACCACGCAGGCAACATCGGTGCTGCTCAGAATGACTGCCGTCCAGCTTTCGCCATCTGCGGCTGCATAGATCAGCAACACCCGCGCCGCGTCGATCATGCCGGCACTGACGCGGCTCTCGCCAAACACGTTGACAAGCCGGTCCTCGACAATCTGCAGCGGCCCACAGTTCAAGCCTGACTGGGCGGACGCCACGCCCGCCGCCATCGTCAGCCAAAGAACGCCAAGGACAGCGATGTTCCGTGCGAACACAATCAAATTCACGATGCGCATTCTACGCCTCATTCTGTGACAGCGGTTGCCCCGAAGGGCTCAGCCGGATGATTTTCATAGGAGGCACGATGCCATGGGGCCACCGCGCCTCAAGCAGACGGCTTTTGGCGATCCGCGTTACGGTGATGGCGTCGGATTGATTGCCACCCAGCACATGATAGGCCGTGTCGTCCTCGCCCCAGTAAAAGCCGACATGCCCCTTCCACCCGGATCGCGAGCCACGCCAGAACGTCAGAACCGCCCCGAGCTGCGGGGTACAGGAGTGGCCGAACCGACCCCAGTTCCGCGCGCCAAGTGGATTTGCAGGCAGATCAATGTCGTGGCGCCACTTGCGCATGACCGTGGCCACGAAGGCGCCGCACCAGGGGATTTCGCGCGGATCGATCCATGCGACCGACCGGTCAAACCATGCTTTCAGACGGGCCGTGTCGCGCGCCTCGTGCAATCCCTTCAGCCGAGCGGCCTCGGCCATCCATGGAATTCCCGAACGATCATCATTCGATGCAGCCGGGTTTCGCGGACCAAACAGCGCCGCATGGGTCAGCGGACCATAGTATGGCCGCGCCCGAAATCCGACAGACATCTTGAACGCCACAAGCGCCGCCTCGGTACGCGGACCATTGATGCCATCTTCAACCAGGGGGCCGAACCCGAGGTCATTGAGCCGACGCTGTTTGGCGCGCGGGTCTACTGTGCGAAAGTCCATCTGCTGATCCCCTGGCTGCGCTGGGATCAGTATGCCATCTGCGGACCGATCAATTGCGCCGCAACGGTGTGCGGGGCGGATCAGAGCAGCCGCAGCTGCCTTGGGTCCGACTGTGCATCGTAGCGCGCGCGATAGGTCTTCATCCAGCGGCGCACGGAAACATCCGATGTGTGCAGCCGCCGGGCAATGTCGGCCACCGTGATCCCCTGGGTGTACCAGACAACGGCGATCCAGGGCTTTGACAACGGCACACGCGCGGGCAGGAACTCCGCCGCCTCGGCAAGGGCGCGCGCATTCGTGTCGCCGACCAGCTGCACCAGGCGCGATGTGGGGCGCGGGTTTGGCGACAGATACAACTCGGCCCCGCCAAAGGTCAGCAGGAACTCGATCGC